GTTCCCAGTCACGATACAGAGGTTTAAGTGAGGTGATTATGTTTAAGACAGGCTATGAACCCGATGAAGTGCGTATGGCAGAATCTGATGCGTCCGGTCTTAGGTGTTTGGATGAGTCTCTGGCGATGCAGTCTGCAGAGGAGGAGTCCAATATTAATACGATTGTTCGGCGTTTTGGTCTTACTGGAGAGCTTCCTTCTGATGTGGCTATGCCTAAGTCGGGTGATTTCACCAATGCGCCTGATTTTCATACGGCTATGAATTTGGTGCGTCAGGCTCAAGAGCAATTTGTTCGCGTTCCTGCTGATGTTCGCGCTCGGTTTTCTAATGATCCTCAAAAGTTTATGAACTTTTTTGAAGATCCTGCCAATCGTGATGAGGCTAAACGTCTTGGTTTGCTTCGTGATCCTGTTCCGGAACCTGCTCCTATGCGCGTTCGGGTTGTACCTGATACGAACTCGCAGAGTTCGTAACAGGCCCCGCCGGGAGGCCGTCAATTGGTGAAAACCCCTACCCGCTTCGGCGGGTTTGTTGTTTTGTTTGTTGTATAATTTGTTTTGTGCAATGTTGCACTGTTTTGGAGATATTAAAATGGCTTCTTCTTCTTTTGCTTTGCAAGATTCTGAGCGTGTTCATGTTATTCATGCTTTGGAAATGTTGGCTCAGTCTATGCGCCGTGCCGCTAAGGCTTCTAAGTCTGATGAGATTCGCGCTTTGCAAGAACGTGATGCTGGCCGAATTGATGCTTTGGCCGCTAAGTTTCGTTAATTTTTCTTTTGATTTTGGGGATTGATATGAACCAAGTAATTATTTCTGTTAAGGATACGGCCGCTCAAGCTTTCGGCCGTCCTATCTTTGTTCCTGCCACGGCTGTTGCTGTGCGTTCTTTTCGTGATGAGGTGAATCGTAAGGATTCAACCGATGATATGGCTCGTCATCCTGATGATTTTGAGCTGTATGAGCTTGGCTCATTTGATGATTCGACGGGCATTGTTTCTGTTCTTCCTGCTCCTCGTTTGATTGCTCGTGCTAAGGACTTGAAAGAGTCCGTTTGAGGGCGTATAACCCGTTCTAGACCAGTTTCCACTTGATGTAACTGGTCTAGGTGACACCTTTTAGGTGTTTTGTCTTTGTCAAACTTTGGAGTAGATGATGAAACCTGTAGTTCGTCGCATGGTCAACAAGGGCGATTCCGCTCGGCGGTTCGCTCGCAATACGCGTACGGTGGCTGGTGCTAACCTCTCGGTCAATCCTATGCGTGGTGGTTGGCGTCTTTAATGCCTTGCTACCATCCTATGCCGGCTGTGCGCATGTCGGATGGTTCGGTAAAGTTTGTTTCTAAGGATAAGCGTGGTGTCGAAGGTTCGTTGCAGTTGCCCTGTGGACAGTGTATTGGTTGCCGCCTGGAGAGATCCAGGCAGTGGGCTATGCGTTGCCTTCACGAGGCTTCCCTGTACGATCGTAATGCCTTCATTACGCTTACCTATGACGATGCCAATCTACCCCCAGGAGGTTCTTTGAGCTATCCTGATTTTCAGCGTTTTATGAAGCGTTTGCGCAAAGAGGTTGGCGCAGTGCGTTTTTATGCTGGTGGCGAGTACGGTGAACAGGGGACTATACGTCCCCATTTTCATGCGTGTTTGTTTGGGTATGATTTTCCAGATAAGGTTTTTTACAAGAATTCTGGTTCTGGTGAGCGCATTTATACTTCTAAACTTCTTCAAAAACTGTGGAAGTTTGGTTTGTCATCTGTTGGCGATGTGACGTTTCAGAGTGCGGCTTATATTGCTCGCTACTGTGTTGCTAAGCGTACTGGTGATGCCGCGAAGGATTGGTATGCCTGCGATCAGTTTGTGGATGAAGATGGTGTTATTCGTGATTCCGTAACTCCTGAGTTTAATCGTATGTCTCTTAAGCCTGGGATTGGTTCCCGTTGGCTTGATAGGTCAAGACTGATGTTTATCCTCGGGATTATGTTGTTGTGAATGGTGTTAAGGTTAAGCCTCCCAAGTATTATGATGTTCTTTTTGAACGTGAAGATCCTGGGTCTTTTTCTGAATTGGTTGCTCAACGTGAGTTGGATATGACCAATATGGTCAGTGTTAATCCTTCTGAATTTTTACGTGATGATTATCAATACTATTTTCAAGGTATTGCTGATCGTTTGTCTGTTAAAGAGCGTGTTAAACATGCTCAATCTTCTCAACTGAAAAGAGGTTTTCAATGATGCATCGTAATCGGTCTGTTGACCCCCATCGTTTTGCGATGATTCCCCAGGCGGATATTCCTCGCGCTTCTTTTGATCGTCAATTTACTCATAAGACAACATTTGATGCCGGTTATCTTATTCCAGTGTATGTTGATGAGGTCTTGCCTGGTGATACCTTTAATTTGAAGATGACGGCATTTGCCCGTCTTTCTACCCCTATTTTTCCTGTCATGGATAACATGTACATGGATTCATTTTTCTTTTTTGTTCCCAATCGTTTGATTTGGAATAATTGGCAGAAGTTTATGGGTGAGCAAGTCGATCCAGGTGATTCGACTGATTATCTTGTTCCTCAGCAAGTGTCTCCAGCCGGTGGGTATGCTATTGGTTCTTTGCAGGACTATATGGGTTTGCCTACTGTTGGCCAGGTGACTGCCGGGCAGTCTGTTTCTCATTGTGCATTTTGGCCTCGTGCTTATAATCTTATTTATAATGAGTGGTTTCGTGATGAAAATCTTCAGGATTCTTCGGTTGTAGACCGTGGCGATGGCCCTGATTCTTCTGCTTCTACGAATTATGTTCTTCGTCGTCGCGGCAAGCGTCATGATTATTTTACTTCAGCGCTTCCTTGGCCTCAGAAGGGTACTGCTGTAAGTTTGCCTTTAGGTACTTCTGCTCCTGTTGCTGTTAATTCTGGTCCAGGCGGTTATCCTACTGTATTTAGTACTGTGTCTAATACAGATTTGCGCTTTAGGGATCAAACCGGTAGTGCTGATAATGATATTCAGCTGAGTCCTTATTCCACTGGTTCTGCGCTTTATGCTGACTTGAGTCAAGCTACTGCCGCTACTATTAATCAGCTTCGTCAGTCTTTCCAGATTCAGAAGTTGTTAGAGCGTGATGCTCGTGGTGGTACTCGCTATACGGAGATTATTCGTGCTCATTTTGGTGTGATTTCTCCTGATGCTCGTTTACAGCGTCCTGAGTATCTTGGCGGTGGTTCCTCGCCTTTGATTGTTAATCCCATTGCTCAGACTGACGGTACTGGTGCTTCTGGCACGGATACGCCTTTGGGTACCCTTGGCGGTATTGGTACTGTTTTGACTAAGGGTCATGGTTTTACTCAGTCGTTTACTGAGCATGGTGTGATTATTGGTCTTGTGTCTGTTCGTGCAGATTTGACTTATCAGCAGGGTTTGCCGCGCATGTGGTCGCGGTCTACTAGGTATGATTTTTATTTCCCTGCTTTTGCAATGTTGGGCGAACAGCCTGTTTATAACAAAGAGTTGTACGTTACGGGTACTTCTACGGATGATCAAGTTTTTGGGTATCAGGAGCGTTGGGCAGAGTATCGCTATAAGCCTTCTCAGATTTCTTCGTTGTTCCGTTCTACTGCGGCTGGCACTATTGATGCGTGGCATTTGGCACAAAAATTTAATTCTTTGCCTACTTTGAACAGTACGTTTATTGAGGAGACTCCTCCTGTTTCTCGTGTTGTTGCTGTGGGTGCCGAGGCTAATGGTCAGCAGTTTATTTTTGATTCTTTCTTCGATATTAAGACTGCTCGCCCAATGCCGTTGTACTCTGTTCCTGGTTTGATTGACCATTTCTGATCATGGGACTTTTTGATGCTTTGGGTTCTGCTCTTGGTGTTGCTGGGAGCTCATTGGTTGGACCTGCTTTTTCTGCCGCATCTGGTCTTTTAGGCAATATGATGGCTGGTGATCGTCAGGAATCTGCTAATGAGTTTTCTGCTCAACAATTTGCTACCCGTTATCAGACTACTGTGAAGGATATGCAGGCGGCTGGTTTGAATCCTATGCTTGCTTATTCACAAGGCGGCGGTAATGCCCCTTCTTCTGCTATTGCTTCTGCTAATATGCCGGATATTGGTGCTAGTTTTGTTCAGTCTAAGGTTGCGAATGCCCAAGAGGCTAATTTAGCGGCTAATACTCGCAAGACTAATGCTGAGGCTAATGTCACAGAGCAGTTTGGTATTCAACAGGCTCAAGCTAATTTGGATTCTACTTTGGCTAGTATTGGGTTGACTTCTGCCCAGATTGCTAAGGTTAAAGCCGAAACTGATAATGCTATTGCTAGTTTGAATAATATTCGTCTTGAAGGTCAACGTCTTGTTCGTGCGGCTGAGTTGCTTTATCAGCAGAGTAATTTGGCTTTTGCTCAAGGTCTTTCTGAATCTCAGCGTTATGATATGTTGAAAGCTCAGGCCCGTTTGTATTCTACGCAAGCTGGTTTAAATGCTCTTGACCTGGATGCTGCTGACAAGTTGGAAAATTCTGGTCGGATTGGTCGTGAGATCAAGCCATTTTTTGATATGTTGCGTTCTTTGATGAGGAAATGATTATGTTTGTTCGTTCTGCTTATAACTATGATCGTGATCAGGCTTCTTTTGAGTCTGGTTTGTTGTGTGAGGA